TATTCACTTTGGCGGTATCTTGATTGCTGACCCTTGCAGGATTCGCTTCTAGGTCTTGGCAGACCCTTTGGCTTGGCAGAGTGGTCACCCCTGCCATCGGCTCCTCGTGCCGACGATGTTTAATATGTGATATGTTAAGCATTGTACCCATACAAACCCCACGAAATCAGGGGGTTAGGGGATTCTTGTTACTGCTTGTGTGCTTAGTAACACCCCCCCCTTGGGGGGGAACGGGTTTTGCCTGTCCCGCCTATATATACCCGTTTTCTCTAGTTTCCATGGATTTGGAAATTGCCAAAAATACAAAATTGCGGTGGGAATATGATTTTGTACAAAAAAATGCCATCGTAGCTCAGTTGGTAGAGCATTCCACTCGTAATGGAAAGGTCACCGGTTCGATTCCGGTCGATGGCTCCATTGAAAAACTAAAGTTGTGCTTTAGATTTGCAAGGTGTGATACTAGAATTAAGTAGTAACAACTCATTGACTATTGGTTTTTAAGGACTTAGAATGTAAATAGTGTGGCTGAGCTAGCAGAGAAACCTAGATATTCACTTCAGGGGAGACCTGAGGTCAGAGAAGCTATGTCTCAACTGGAAAAGCACTGGGAGCAGGGGGAGCATGTGAAGGGTGACGAGTGGGTGCAGGTTGTGGATGGAGGCTTAGAGCATCAATTTATCAACGGGCTATATGTAAGAATGGTAAGATTGCCCGCTGGAATGACCTTCACAACAAAGATACATAAGAAGAAACATCCATTTTTTTTGATGTCGGGAAGATGTCGTGTAATCACGGATAAAGGATTCGAGATAATGGAGGGTCCGATGATGGGAGTTACGGAACCAGGCACAAAAAGGCTTATGTATATCGAGGAGGAGGTTGTGTGGTACACAGTTCACCGGACAGATAAGACGAATCCGCAGGATGTGGAGGAAGAAGTCATAGCAAAAAATTTTTTAGAAGTGGAAGAAGGGGGCATAATGCATGAACCCACCCACCATATAACAGAAAGAACAGGAGAAAAGTAATGGCATTTGTAGCAGTATTACCAACAGCAGGAACGATTTTAGGCGGATTAGGGGCAGCAGCCTCTGCAATACCAATCATTGGGCCAAGCCTCGGGGCGATAGGTGGTGGATTGGGTGGTGCAGCCACAGCACTTGGTGCAGGTAACATCATGGGCGCAGCATCTTCCCTTGGTTCGGGTCTAATGGGAGGACTCGGTGGACTATATACAGGTGCTGATAAAATCCTAGGTGGGTTTCTTCCTAATCTTGGTGGCTTCGGTATAGCTCCTGCACAAGGATTTTTAGGGCATGGAGACAAATCGTTACTAGGCGGGGCAGGGTTAGGTCTACTTGGTGGCCCTGGACAATTTCTCGGTGGACCCGCCGTGACAGGAGCAGTACCCGCAGGTATAGCTGGAGCAGTTGGTGGAGGAGTGCCAGTCGCAGGGGGAGTTCCAGGTGCAGTACCTGTTGGAGTTACCGGAGCAGTTGGCGGCGGAGTACCCGTACAGCCTGGTGGAGTAGAAGGATTTCTAGGCAACATGAAAACTAAGGTAGACCCAGTACTTGACCCAATTACTAAGGTAGGGGTAGGGGCAGGCAAAGCAATGGATGTATATAATATGATAACAGGTGGTAATGGTGGTCCTGCACCAGGAACGAATCAAACACCTGCTCAAGCAGCACAGAATCCACAGTATAATCCTTATGTCCCCACAACTAAGGCACAACCCGTTGCAATCCCTGTTAATGTAGGAGCAGCCGCAGGGGGTGGCCCAACAAGTATGGCGGTACCCACTCAGCAGGTTGGTGGAGCACCTGTGGCAGCTTATGTGCCTATGGCGCCAGCAAAAACCGAGGAAGATGCGGAAGAAGAGCTCGAGGAGCTAAAGAATATGTTAGCTATGCAAGGAAACTTCCTTTCCGGTGTAGTCAATCGTACAGCATGATTTCACGGAAAAGATTCTCTCAGTGGATAAAGATATTGTATGGTGGCAATGTTCGCCTACCTGAATGGATAAAAATAATTCGAGCAAGCTTACGCTTGCTCTTTAATGGACAGGTAACTCGTCCGATTTGGAGGGCGAGGATGAAAGCATGTATGGCGTGCCCGATATATGATGTGATGAGCAAACGATGTCGCCCGCAGGAAAACTTATCAATGGGGTGTGGATGCTATGCCCCGTACCTTGCTTTGGTTAAAGAAAACAACTGCTGGGGTAAAAAAGAATTTGGAGATAATTTCGGATGGAAAATATAAGTAATAACAATCGCATCAAAAAGGAACTGCAAGCAGAACAGAATATACTCAAGGCAGACTATGAGTATCTCCTGAACCGCGAAAAGAAGCTAGTAAGCGAAAAGCAAATATTGCTCGATAAGCTACTTAAGCTCAAAGCAGTTCTCTCTGAAGCGAAATAAGTGAACATAGAGCACTTAGAAGCTCGCCGCTATTTAGTGACGAGTCTAAGCAACTCTGACAATATTCATTTAGCTGACCTCGACGAATATGATGGTTTCGGGGAGTGTAGCTGCGAATATTGGCACTTTAATCTTGGTCCTAAGCTGAAGCTTGGTCAGCGTCCTTTTCGCTCTTGTCGTCACCTTCGGGCTGCTCGGGACTTTGAGAGGCGAATCGAGAAGCAAAATAAATCTCAAGACCAGCAAAGCAAAGAGCACCAAGTGCATCACTAAGCTTTACTTTCTCATCCTTGTCCCCGTGCTGAAGGACTGTGCGGAGAATTTCATCCGCAAGTGCGTTATCGTTTTTGGTGGGTTTTGTTTCTTCTGTCATATTAAATAATTATTTGCTCTAGCCCATGATGGGTTTTCGTGAATTTCTGTGTGGCATTTGCGACACACACTTAACCAGGTATCTACCTCTAAATAGTTCTTTCCTCTCTTGTCCTTATGGTGAACATCGGTTGCTTTCTTCTTGGTGCACACTTCACAGATTGGGAGCTTCTCAAGAAACTCCTTTCTTAGCTTCATGTATTCCTTTGTCTCCTTTGCTCTTTTTTGACTTACCCTTCGCAAGGGAGTCTTCCTCTTCAATGGTTGCCGCCTTTTCATTCAAGTTTACCTCCTTGGTAATTAGTTCTTTGCTTATCCCTGCTTCTGATATGTGACCATCCTGACCACCAACACCATCCCGAGAAAGGTTCCACACCTCACCGCCTAGGTCTAAAATCATTTTTGCTTCGTTATCGAACCTTACATCATCAATGATGAAAATCTTGTGGTCGGATTCTTCTATCCTATGCCTAGCTAGATTTACCCATATATCATTGGATATAGTATTTCTTCCCCACTCTGTACCCAAGGTCTGTAAGCAGTGTCTTGCGGATACGCCCAGGTGAGGAATTATTCTTTCCTTATCATGCTTGATATAGTCTTCGTGAACGATGCATCCGAGCATCTCTTTAAGCGGAGTTGCGAAACTCATTACCCGCACCATTGAATCTAATCCCTCTTGGTAGTATTCAAAGACCAATTGGTTTGCTAAAGTTGATTTCCCCACACCCTTGGGGCCCGCCAATCCTACTATTCGCTTATGCACAGAACTCATACTTTAAAATGTTATGCACTTCTAGCTCATCCTTTGCCGAGTAGTCCTCTTCCATGAATTGCCTTCTCCTCCTTGCGATGTTCCTGTCGACCTCGTAGTCGAATAGTTTTGTTTCACACAAGCAATCGAGTGGTACGCATATCATTCGCGTCCTACCGCCATCTCCTCCACCAACAACCCATGCCCTGCCTTGAGCAAGCAAATGCATCAGCATAAACCTGAGTTGTTCAACAGGCCAAATCCTCATGCCCTGTGTTCGCCACTTTGTTCTTACTGGCTCATCAGGGTCACTTATCACACATTCTTTAGTCAGAACATTACACCACCAAGTAGCCTTAGTGATTAGTAATCCTGTCCTTATGAACCCATCGGGAGAGCTAGAGTCAACTCGCATATATTCAAATACTAAATTGCCCTTCTTGCTCCACATCCTATCCGCCTTGACTTCCACGGACCCCTCTCCCTCGAAGATGCGACATAACTGTTTTTCAAGTTCGCCACCAAATTCGAGGTCGAGGTCGAAATTCGACTTTTCAGGGGTCCTTGGCATCAGTAAGGTTCTTCCTCGGATGAATCCTTAGAACCACCCACAAAACGGAATTTCTCCATCCTTAAGCGAGTGGCGGTAATTTTGTCTCCGCTCTTTCCTTCGTACTGCTCAGTACTCATGGATGCGAAGATAAGCAAGGGTTCCCCCTTTTTTACCTTAGATAGTGCTGCTTGGTTTTTCTCATTCCAAACATCCACATTATAGAAGGACGCGTGCTCCCCGTTCTTCCGGCGTTCATTTACTGCAACTCGGAGTTTCATCACTTGTCCACCTGAGGTATTGGTTACCTCTGGGTCAGCGACTACTCGTCCGAGCATGGTTACTTCGGCTGTTCCTAGCATATCGTTATATCCTGTTTTGAGTTTTCTCAATGAAGTCGGATTGTGTTGCAGGTTTTGCATCACCCCCATTGAGTCTTGGTTGAACCTGCTCAACAAATCGCTGAGTTTTACGGTCAAATTTTATCTTGTCCCTAGAGTGTCCTGAGCGTCCGAATCTATTCTTCGCTACAATGACTGCACATTTCTCAGGGTCATCCCCTAGTATTTCTCTATGAAGTAGAATTACAGAATCTGCATCCTGCTCAATCGCACCCGATTCACGAAGGTTGTGCATTCCTGGTTCTGTCTTGGACTTCTCAGATTCACGATTCAACTGACAGACAAGAAAGACTACGCATTCTAATTCTTTGGCGATTATCTTACATGTACGAGATATGTGAGCTACCTGTTGCTCTCTTGGCATCCCTTTGTCATCAGGAGTTAGCAATCCAACATAATCAACTACTACTGCATCAAGGGAACCTCGACGCTTTATTAGCTTACATGCTGACCTGACTCTTGCGATGCTTTGGGAGGAGTCATCATCCACATAGATTGGCAACTTAGCTATATTGCTTAGTCCACTCTTTAGAAGCTCCCTGTCTGCCTCAGTGTCAAATCCTGATGCAAACTTAGATAAGTCTACTCCTGAATCTATGGCTGCGATTTTTTTCCATAATTGGTCAGCAGACATCTCAAGTGAAAAGATGGCGGTTGTTTTACCCTTTTTCCCTGCATGATATGCAAAGTTCATTGCTAGGGTTGTTTTCCCCACCGATGGACGGGCTGCCACAATTACCAATTGTCCGGCACGAAACCCACCATCCAACACTCCATTTAGCCAAGGCAAATGTGTTACAATGGATGCCCCTCCTTGCTTTCTTTCTTCCTCAATTCGCAGGGCGGTGTATTCGGTGAGTTCCTGTGCCGAACGCATGGTGCGCTCCTTCAAGTCCATCAGCTGATTGATTTTATTATCAATCATGATGCAGATTTGCTTCGGGTCGGTAGCACCATTTGCATCCATCAGTTCTTCTTGAATATGCCTAGTCAGTTTGTTTAGTTCCCGAAATTTTTTTGCCCTTACTAATCGGTCGACAAAATCTTTACCCCTTAGACTTGTTTCGCAGGCATCAAGCACCCTGCTACTCCAATCAGGATTTTCTATGTCCCACGCCTGTCTTCCTCCAGCAATCCGCTTATATGCCCCAAACATGCCAAATTCGTCTTCAGTATCTGCTTGCTTGCATGCGATGAACCACTCCCTGTGCGACTTATTAGTAAAGTGCTCCTCATTGATTCCCTGCTCTAAGGCATAATTCCAAATCTCTAAACTGAATGCTTCTATATCCTCAGGCCACTTTGTGACCGAAAGGAATCCTCTTTCTGCGTCTGTATCTTCTTCCACTTCTGCTCCAAATATTTCTAGTGCTCTGTTGTTATCTATCCGTATCATAAATGGGACCTCCAGTTCCCTCGTCATAGTTTTCGTTTAACCAACCATGGTTCGTTATCCATGAGTTGGGGTGGCAGAACTCCCTGCCTGCAGACTGCTCAACTTTGCAGTACTGGTTGTACATATTTGCTAGCTCCTTACCGCTAACTCCAAAATCTAAAATATCATCCCAATTTTCTTTGATTGCCTTCCCAATCCTTGGCGGAAAAACCTTGTTGTTTACCTCTGCCATAAATCCGCGAATAAACTCTGCCTGCTCTTTATTCTCTTCCAAACGATTGGTAGTTGGTTGTACAATTTCCTGCACAATTGGTTCTCTTGGGGCAGACATAATCTGACCGAAATATGGTGCCATAATTTGGGCTATTCCTGCCCGAACTACTTCAGCAGGCTTTTGCCCCGTGAATCGGCAATAGGTATCCAAATTGTGCTTTGCTTCCGCAGTTAAGCGGATTGATAATCTAGCGTCCTTCTCAATCATGCTTATGCCCGTTACAGCAGTTAGTAGGGTTAAAGGGGCACGCACCATGCCCTTCGGACGGGCAACTTCCGCATTTCATTGAGCTTGCACATCCTCCAAGTGCCCATGCAAAAAGCATCACGACCAATAAACATAATAATATAAATCCCGTATCTTTGTATAAATCATTCATAATACTGTTACCTCCACCCACGTTTCTTCTTTCGAGTACGAACGGACTTTCTCTTGGGAGACTTCGAGCCTGATTGCTTCAGGGTTGTCTTCAGGAATAACTTCCGCAATCCTGAGCGCATCGAGGAGATGCTTGACCCCCCCAACGAGGTTATCTGGGTCACAGAGCCTAACCCTACGGCTAACAACGCGGACTCGATGCTGAGCATTACCGCCCGATTCATGTCCGATTTCTCCGCCAACAATTCCCATCGATTTAATCTCAGCATGGTGTTCAAGGAAGGGGTTTTCTTCTTTACCCTCAGGGTTATCTTCTCGCCTCGTTGCATTCACTTAATTCTAGTTACTGAGGATGCCTTTGGCTTGCTTATGGCAACCTCGCTCAACCTTGATTTTAAATCCTTGCGAGCCTCTGCAATTGTCTGCTCTGTCTTCTCTGCCCAAACGGGCACAAGTCCTTCAATCGAAAACTTCATTGATTTCAACAAGTCCTCCCACTTAATAAGATTAGAATCCATCAGTTGTTCCGCTACTTTCTTGGCTTCGTAGGAAGTCATGTTCCCACTATTTCGTAGCTTGAAACCAGGAATCTCTACATCATTCTTAAGCTTATCTTTAACGGCAGATTTGACTGCCTTCACAAATGCTTCCATTAAAGGAACCATCTCCATTGCCTCCGCGAGGTCTTTTGGTTCTTCAAGCCAATTCATATTTCATTAATCCCATCGTTAGTAATTCCCTTAGGGTAGGGCAGAAAGGTTGTGCAGAGCACCACTTGCATTGCTTTTTTCCTGCGACTGCCGGAGGGTTTGGTTCTAGTGCATATCTAGATGCGTTAGTAAAAAGAGCTCCCTTAGCTAAAAGAAAGTCTTTGGAATAGCAGACTGTGGTATATGTCGGGTCATTGAATGGCTCAATGAGTGCTAAGAATACTTCCTCTATTTCAGGGTAGTTCTTTACCACCAATGCTCCTTGGGCTTGCAACTGAACATTCTTATCGGCGGGTTCATGGTCTCCACGAAGCATTTTGTAATCGGCGATAAATGCACGATTACCTTCTAGTTCCATGTAGTCTAGTTGCCCTGACCAATCTTCATCCCACCACAACCGCGCCT